AGACGCTTTAGCGCCGCCAGTAGCCTCAGCAACCTTACGTTTGTAAGCCAAACTTCTAAACGCTTGTAGTTCTTCTGGGGTTGCGTCACGTACAAGGAACTCTCTGAACACTCTGTTGACAGCGAAATCGAGGTCTTGTGCTGCGTCTGCACGGACAGCCGTGCCCATGCCGCTACTTGCTTTTATTTGGGATTGGAACAACGGTAAAGCAACGTTTACGGTGACACCAGAGAAGTTTGCAAACCGCAAGAACGACGTCATCGCGGTAAGGTCTGCTGATTCGAAAGCACCTGTTGGTCGATAGTTCTTTGGGTATAGTCCTCGTGCTGCTAATGATTGCTGCAAACCAATACGGTCATTTGTGTTAAGTCTTGCCAGTTCGCTATACGCTTCTTTAGATGCGTCGTATTGTCCGCGAACAATAACTCCGCGTTCATCAACAAGGTTTTGTCCCACATAGCCGAATGAGGTTGGTCCTGCCTGTTCACGTACCCGCGCCGATGTGCTTTCTTTTGCTGATACTGGGGTGACGTTAACGATGTCTTCTGGTGCGGCTTGGAACCCAGCCATTTCTGAACCGACAACCTGACGTACACCAAGTTTGATGTCTGGTGCCAAGCCCGATGTACCCGAACCGAACGCAGACGGGGCAACCAAACTTGGTTGTTCTACTGTTTCTTCTCCTGTTATCGGGTCTATAACCATTGTCAATCTACCTCTACTGCAAGTTTGTCTTCGAAAATGCGTGCGAATTCAGGGTTTTGCTGGACAAGCACTGCTGCAATACTACTCAACCAGTCCTTCAAAGGTTGCGCACGAACAGAATCCAAAGAACTTAGTCCTGCTTCAGCGGCTTTTTGTAGTGCTTGGTCGCGGGCATCCAAGTATTGTGCCACTGATTGTGCTGTCCTATTATCGGAAACACGGTTGTCAGATACTAGGTTGCGTAGTTCTTTGGTGAAGTTGTCCAGTTCACCAGGGTTGAATTGGGCTTTCGCTGGGAAACCTGGGTATTGTTCGTTGAGGAACACACGCCATTGTGACAGCCAGTCACGTTGTTCAGAGGTGAGGGTGTCTCCCAGTTGGTTTCGTTTTTCACGGTAGATGGATGCACCTATTTTGTATTGGGCTGCTGCAACCATTTCTGGGGCTGTGAGTCGTCGACGGTTTTTGTTGTTGAGTTGACGGTTCCAGGTTTGGAAACTGAATCCGTCGCCGCCTGGGGCTAGGTATCCTGCGGTGTTTCCGTATTCGTTGAACAGGTCCCCGTTGGTTCGTTGCCATGAGTCGAAGGCTTTTGTTGGTTCTAAGCCGCCTTTAACTGGTTCGGTTTTGTGACCAAGGTAGATGAAGGCGTCTTCACCGAATTTTTTGATGAACTCATCCACTGCTGTATCACGGTTGTTTTCTTGTAGTTTGTAAAACTCTTGCGACAAAGCAGAAGCAGTAATATCCCCACCATCGGTTTCCAAACGGAAGTCAATACGCGGCGAAGTAGGACCAGTGAACTGGAACAGGGCACGCAAACCAGCCATAACCCGTGCTTTACGTTTCGCATCCGAATACATCTTCGCCACATCATTCGGGTCTTTCATGTCGTACTCGCCTGTTTGCACCAAGAAACGTACAGTCTCGGCGTAGGTGGTACCAAAGATTGTTGCCATGTTCGTTGTGTCACCCCTGATGGCTTCGATTCCACGAACAGCCCACTGGGGTGCCAACGACTTCAAACCAACATCACCGTACGGCAAAACAAGATTGCGTACAAAGTCCAATTTGGGGGTATCTGGGAGTAGTTCTGTTGCAGCAATTTGCACAACAGGACCGCCACCAGGAAGGTTCAAAACCTGGAACGCACCCTTCATTGGGAAAGCCAGCAAAGAACCAGCCCACCCACCAGCAGGGAAGTTGAATACGTTCTTTCCGTCTGTCGGGTCTTTGTCGAACCAGCCAGCGAAAGCGTTATCTGGGTCTGAGGAGTTGTAGTTTGCTGCATTGAAAGCCAACTGTGTTTTGCGGATACGCGATGGGTCTTCAATCAGGTATGACGAGTACTGTCCTAGGGTTTCACGGAAAGCGGTAGCGAACGGCATGACTACACGCAGCATGTCTTCTAGGTTGTTCTTTTCTTGGGCGTTATACAAGATTTTTTTCAGGTCATTCACAGCCATTGCTGAGGCGAACTGTTCTAGTTCTTCAATGGTGCCGTCGCCCGTGGATACTTTGCCAAAGATTTTGTTGTAAATATCTTTGTTGCCAACATATTTTTCAACTGTCATTGAACCTTTTTTGCCAGCGTCTTCCAAATCTTCATTCAGTTTTTTAACATATTTAATAATGTTTTCTTGCAAACGACCTTGCTCGCTTTCCGACAGCAAGGCTGCTTTGTCTGCAACCTCACGGTAGAATGCTTGACGGTACAAAGGTGAACGTTCCAATTTTTGTGTTGCTTTACCAACAAGTTGATTAAAGAACCAACTGACACCGCTGTCCAATGATTTGCTGAGACGGTCAAGTTTCTCTGTTTTTCCCTGAACAATACGGGTGGCGACTTTTACTGTTGGCGCAAGTTTTCCTTGGTTGCCTTTTAGGTCTACCATTTCTCGCAAGTAATCGCTACCAAACAAACCTGGGTCATTGGCTTTTTTGGTAAATGCTTCTCCCGCCTCAACAGGTTGAATCACTGCATGTGGTTGCGTAATTGTTGTTCCTGGGTTAAATGGGTCTTCGACAACATAGTCATCTATGCGAACAATGATTCCTTCGCCGCCATCATCAAGTTTTACCAAAGCACCAACACCCTTGGTTGTTGATTCCTCGGCGTAGACAACAGTGTCTAATCTCTTTGGGTCCATCCTCGGTTCGAACTGCACATCAGATGTGAGCGTTCCGTCTGCTCGTGCTGTTGGGCGTGTGGTTGGTATACCACGTTCGTCAAGGATTGTTTGAATTCTTGGGACACGGTTGTGCGCTACAACGAAACGTAGTTCTTCGTCGCCGCGAATAATCGTTTGCACTTTTGCTGTTGCTGCTTTATCAACCCAGGCAGCAATCAAGTTCGTGTCATCTATGTTGTCAATCTTGATAAATTGTGTTCTGCCAGTTTTAGGGTCAGCAATTCGAACACCGTTTCTGAAGTATTCAACAATGGTTTTTGCAGCCTCTTTGCCTTCAACGGTTGTTTCCAGCCAGTCAACTAGCACTGCTGTTCGTTCGGTTTGCGGTAGGTTCCAAATTGCTGCAACCTGGCTCAAAATAGGGTCGTTGTGAATTTGACCAAGGTTGTCTACATAGCCCGTAGTGTGACCTGCTGCGTCTAGTCCTCTGTCAATGATTGAAAAGTTTTCTGTGCGCAACATTCTTTCGTTGGCAGCAAGTGGGTCTTGCAAATGGGCGTACAAGGTTTTGCTTGATGCGTCTCCAAAGTCTTTCAAAACTTTTGTAAGCGCACCACTTACGTCATCTATGGAGTCTTCAAATGTGACTGCTTTCCCCTCTAGGTTTCCAGTAAGCGGTCCGACGTAACGACTTCCCATAACTGTTTGAATAAAATGGAATGGGTGTGTAAAGAAGTTTTCGTAGCCACGTGCACCAATGCGAATCTGTGAGTCAATCATGTTTCTGACCACATACCCACCTGTGGCTAGAACCATTGGTTTCCATATCTCGGTTTGTAGTTGTTCGGCAATGGCGGGGACGACACGTTGGTCGCCAGTTTTGGCGTTGCGCATCGCAAGTTTGACAAATTTGTTTCCAGTTAACGCACGAAGTTTTCTGTAATCTGGTAAGACATACATGTTTTCTGCTAGTTCCACCAATGCTGTAGGTCCCTGGATTCGCAGTTGGTCAAGTTCGTCTGGACCGAAACGTGACAACTCTTTGTCTGACAAACCAAGTTGGCGTAAATGTTGCAGCAATCCACCATCGTCTAGTTGACCCATTTCGTCTGCACCAAAAACACGGATTGTTGCCAATTCTTCTTTGACTCTTCGAAGTGCTTCTTTGGAAATGTTTGCATCTCCGCCAGCCTGCTTGGTAATGATTTCAATGAACCTGCCGTAAATGTTCTCTGCTGCATTTTTGCGCTGTGCAGCATCTTCGACAGACAAACTAGCCATTGCTTCACCAACAAAGTTGTCGAATGTTTCTGGTAATGCTGTGTGTACTTTTAGTCCACGCAAAAAGTTTGCCATGTTTGTGACAGCCTTTGACCGTTCCAAACCAGTACCAAAATTTAATACGTTTTCTGTTGGAATATCTGTGTACCATCTGCTATTGCGAATGGTTCGGTACAGTGGGATTCGTTCACGGACAACTTCACGGGCGGCGGTTGTAGCACCAACGCCAGCAATGTCACCAATTTGGCGTGGCAACATAACATCTTCAACATTTGCCGATAGTCTTGCGGCAGCCTCACCAATGATTGCTTTAACTTTAAGCGGGGTGTCTGCTTCGGCTAGACGTGCAGCAGTTTGAGGGTCGATGGTTCCACCAAAATCCTCCATGATTTGAAATGCTGCTTTACCACGTAGTGCCGATGCTGCTGTACCTGTAAGTTTTTTTGCAGCGATTTGGATATTTGCTTGTTCCCCGTATCCAGCAATTCGTGCAGCCAGTCTAACTGCTTTGTTGTTTCGTTCGAACCACGCAAAGTAATCAGAGTTTCTGAATGAGATTGCTTCAGCGGAATCTAAACCTATTTCACCTTTAGCAATTTTGGATGCGGCAAGTGCGGCTTCTCCTGTCAAAGCAGGAATTTTGTCTGTTTGCACCACTCCACGTTCAACAAGTTGTGTTGCTAATGCTTTAGATATTTTTCTGGTCCCAACCAAACCTTTAACGGTTTCGTCTAGGTACGCCCCTGTTTTGGCTAGTTTGAACGCTTGCCCTGCATACAGTGTTGGGTCAGCAAAAATGTTTACAGCAGCGTCAAAGAACCCTGATAGCAGTGAGTACTCTTTGGTTCCTGGTGTGAACACAACATCTGCTGCGCCACGTCCCACAGTCCATGCGTGACCGTTGATTGTTCCACGGAACTCTCGTGCTTTTTGTGCTTGTGTTTTGGCGGCTTCTCCACCAAGAAAAAATCCGCTACCAGTGTCATTGCCTGACGCCATAGCACCAAGTTGCGTAGATGCAAACCATCCGTCGACACCAGCAGGGTCATTACTGGAAAATGCTTGCGATGCAACGTTCTGTGCAAGGTCTGGAGCAAACTGCAATGCTGCAAAACCCCAACGTGTTGCTGCTTTTGCTGGGTCGTAAATAGTTCGTTCAAACCAGTTACGGTCGTCTTCTTTGTTTGGTGTGTTCTCTTGCACATACTTTGTGCCAGCGATATTTGATACCGCTTGTTGTGCTTGTGGCGAAAGGTTCGGATTCTTTGCCATATCCAAAATGACACGTGGTGGAATCCACGGAGACTTTTTATAGATTTGGCTTGCTGCTAACGCCTGTTGTGGTGTAACCGTTTTGGCAAGTTTGTTTTGCGCATCAATGTTCCCTTGCGCGTCTTTGTCATTGTTTTCCTCGTCTACGGAATCGAAGACGTTAAAGAAGCCAGCCATTAGTAGCCTTCGCGCAAATAGGAATCCAACATGTCTGCAAGTTCATCACTTGGATAGGTTGCGTACAATGCACGAAGTTCATCTAACACTGGGTCGCTGTTGCGTGGTCCAAGGTAAACATTTCCGTTTGACATGCGCCCTGGTCCGAATGGTGCGCCAGCGGTTAACGGTTCATTGGGACGTTCTGTTGGTCGGTCTAAAGGTCCGAACTGTCCTGGTGTGAACCCTGGTTGTGGTTGTGTAGCGGCTGGTGCTACAGGTGCGGCTGGTGCCCCCATCGGTACTGCGCGTTGTGCAGCCATTTGTTTTCCTGCTTCACCGTAGGTTTGTCCTGGGACTGCTGTTGCGGGCATGTTCAAATCTGTGCGTTGTCCGTATGCTGCCATTTATAGTCTCCCTCCTAAACTTAATACTGCTCCTGGTGTTCCTGGTTGTGCCATAGCGCCTGCTGGTGGTCCACCAAGTTGCGCCAACAATCCTTCCACCCCGCCTGGTCCTGCTGGTGCTGCTGGTACTTCTGCACCCATCCCTGGCATTGCTAAACCTGGCATAGTTTCTGGTGCACCTTGTGGTGCCATTGCTGCTTGGCGTTCTTGTGCACGTTTCTGTGTCATTTGTACTGCTTCGTATATTGAAACATTTTTTTCAACGGTAAGCATAGTGAGATATGCAAGGTCGTCTGGTTGGTAAGGTCCATTCGGGTCCGCTGCTTGCGCTTGGATACTGGACAGTAATGCTGCTTCCAACGATTCTGATGTGATGCGGTCTTTTTCCAACTCAGGGTCAGTGATAAGCGGGTCAGCCTCACGTGCAGATTCTTTCGACATAAGACCAGTACCCAAACGCTGACCCAAACCAACAATAAGCCCGTTAACATCTGAACCAGAAGAAGGATATGAGACATAGTGGAAGTCGGTTTCAAATACTTTGTTCGGAACATAATGGGTCATCCCGCCTGATACTCGCCCTGGGATAAAGAACGATTTCTTTTGCGCACCCCAATAGGCTTGCTCAATAGCGATAGCAATTTTGTCTTCTTCGTAGAGTGCTTGTTCGAACACTGCTTGTGCTTCTTGCACGCGGAAGTCTACGGTTGCCGACAGGACGTTTTCTCCGCGCCGACCTGTACGAATGTTGGTGCCTGATTCGCCACCAAACTCTGCTGGAATTGCACCCTCTAAACGTTCTTGGCGTTCGAGGCGGTCGAGGGCTGTGTCGGTTTTGTAGCCTGGGTTTGTTTGTAGTTGTTGGATGTCGCCACCTTTTACTACACCTAACTGTCCTGTTTTGCCGTCAGCCATCTGAATGATTTCAGGGTTCTCGCCTGCGCGTGCCACCAAGTATTCGTCTGGGAAGATGCCGCGTTCGATAGCAATTTCGGTGAGTGCTTGCAAGCGTGCACGTGTGAAGTACATGCCGAGCACACCGTCGTACTGACCTTTAGGGGTGTCCAGCGAGATGCGTTGTGGCATTACTGCTAGTGGCATTCCTGTTCGGTTCGGCATCCGTTCCAGTTCTACTGTTTCGATGCCTGCACGTTCTGGCGGGGTGAGTCCTTCGGCGAGGGGCGCACCCATTACACAGATAACAAGTTCTTGGTCGTCGACGTATTCGAGGAGGGTGAACTTGGTGTCGAAGGTGATGCGTCCCATGCGGAGTTTGCCGATGACTTGTTCACCGTAGTTATCGATAAGCCATTGGGCTGTTTTCGTGTAGGTGAAAATACAGTCGTCTGGTACTAGGTTGTCTGGGTCTTCGGATGGTGCGGGGTAGGTGTCTAGTGGGTTTCGTACTGACCAGGTTGGTTGTAGTTTGCGGAAGTCTGGGCGGAGCATTACTGGGCTGGATGAGTATGCGAGGAAGTGTCGTGCACGTCGACGCATTTTCAGGTTCATTTTGTTGTGGTCCCAGTATGAGAGAATGATTTTTTTGCGCAGGCGCGCCATCTCTTGTGAGTCGATGTTGCCTTGTTTGATTGGTGGGAAGAACGGCATTGGCATCGTTGATGCGATGCGCATAGAGGTTTGGTCTAAGCCTTGTACCAAAAGGTTTGCTACGTTGGTGCGGGCGTTGCGGTCTAGTTCTGAGAGTGGGATTACTACGTCGCCGTTTGCGAGGTCGCGTACTTCGCGCATACGACGCATGATTGGTCCTTGTGCTTCACGTCTTGCGTTATACAGTGAGACTATTTGTTCGACGGAAAGCACTTGACAGAAAACTCCTACAGTAGACGACTACTAGACAATACTACGTTAGCATCCATGTGGGTCGCCATTGTCTTGGTGGGAGTTTTATTCCGCCGACTGTTGGGAAGTGTAGTTCTGCAAACCAGTTTGCCATTACGAGGTCGGTACCGTTTTTTTTGTCGGGGGTCCATTTGGTGAGTTCGTCTACGAGTGCGAGTGTTTTCCAGTTGCCGCGCATTGATGGGAGTCGGACTGCGCCTGAACGGTACAGGGGTGGGAGTAGTGCCTCGATACCGAGTTTTTCGTCGAATTTGTTTCGGTGTGTGGTGTGGGGGATGATGTTGACCATTTGTCGTGATTGCCATTTGCGTACGAAGTCGTGGGCGAGGAGGAAGCGTTGGGCTGCGTTGACTTCAACAACGATGTGTGATACAGGGTAGCCGTAGGAGAAAGCCCTGTTCGTCCAATCTTCTAATAGTCCAGAGTATTCGCCACTGGTCGTGTCATATCCAAGTAGTTCTTCGGCGGTAAGTTTCACTCGTTCAACATCTATTAAATATCTGAGGTTTGTTGACGGCTGATAGAGCCACCATTGGATTCCCCAGAACTGGGATGGGGATGGGTCAACCGAAATGATGGAGATTACTGGTGGTGCGAGTCCTTCAGGGATTTGTCCTGGTAGACGGTCGTTATCGATGCAACCTTGGTAGAGAACACCGTCGTCTCCTAGCCCGCCTGTTATCCATGTTCGCGATATTAGGTTTGTATCTGACGCATCATCTTCTTGTTGATATACAACCTTAAACGTTCTTGGGTTCGAGTACCGAATGTACGACAAATCTTTCCAAGAGAGACGCTGAGGGTCAAGTAGCGGACCTTTAGGGTACGGTTTGGAGTCGAATCGTCTGCTTTTTGGACCATCATCCAGTTCAGGATAATACGCTTTGTACACAATGTGTTTGTATTTAGAGGATTTGACTGGTTCCATAGCGTTCACTGCTTCTGGGGTGGTCATGTCCATGCCGTCGTAGTCTTCATCGTCAAGGTCGTACGTGATTTTGTTGAGGCAATGGGCGTAAAGGTCGCCTGAACCCAGTCTTTGACCGACCACAGCCAGTAATCCTGATGGGTCGACACGGGCTTCGGCTACTTGGTCCCAACGTTCCAACAGTTTGTCACGAGTGTTGCCTTCACGGGCGTTATCTACAGAGGCAACGTCGTCGAAGAGGCATAGGTCGGCACGGTGTCCAATGTATTCTGAGTCAATACCATAGGCACGTACGGTTGGTTCTTTGTTGTCTAGCCCGTTTCCGTCTAGTTGTTCCACTACAAACTCTTCTGCACGCCACAAAGCGCCTTTGTCGGAGGGTTTGAACCTGCCGTAGTCCACAGACAGGCATCCTTCAGCGTCAACTGCTAATCCTTTGCGAACTATTTCTGGGTCTGGCTGGATTGGTTGCTGGCGTTCCAGGGTTTCTCGGATTCGGCGACTGTATTGTTTTGCCATTGCTTGTGAAATGGAGCCAATCATCACTCGGATGGCACGGTTGCGTACGATTGCCCATACTGCAACATCGTGGAACAGGGTGGATTTTCCTGCTCCTGGTGGGACGTTTAGTACAACGAATTCTTTTTCGGGGTGTTCCAACATTTCTACAAGTTTGAGGGCTGCCTCTACTTGCCACGGGGAAGGTACCCGTCCTAGGTAGTGTTTGCGGAAGAAGTCGAAGTCGTCTAATCCTCGTTGAGCGTTTTCGCAGAGACGGTGATGGGGGATGGCTGGGAGAAGGTTATTCGCTTCATCCAGGTCTTGTTCATATTGGCGGTGTTGTGCTCCGCCTTCACGGGATTTGGTTTTAGTAACGGCGAGTACGGCTGCGTCTAGTTTGGCTTTGGCTGCTTTGGATTGGGCTAACCAGCGTGACCCTGTGTTGATGTGTACGCCTGAGATGCGGGATGCTTCGGTGATTGATGAGCCTGCTGCTATGGCTGCGAAGAATCGTTGTTTGTCTTCTGGTGCTACTTTTCGTTTAGTTCCCATACAGGGATTACCTTACTTCTTTGGAGGAAGTTTTGATTGTTGTTTTTGAAAAGTTTTTATTTCTTTTTTAATCGCGCGAGGTAATTGTGGTCCTCCCGCTTTTTTAATTGCTTTTTCATATTTATCAAAATATAATTGAATATTTTTTTCAGGAATATTACTTAAACGGATTTCAGAAACAACTGGAGAAGGGTTCGGGGTATAACCAATATATCCTTCTTGAACTAATCCTGTTTTTTTTGTTTTTGCAATATAGATGCTTCCGCCTCCAACTTTTCCTTCGGGTACGTTCCCAAGTTTGTCGGGCAAAGCATAATTTTTTGCAATATTTCCACCTTGATTAACCGTGTTCGGTTTTGGTATTTCAAAAAATCCTTGTTTACCAAGGTCGACTGCGCGGGTACCCCTGCGGTTCAATCCTTGTGTTGGATTTATTACTTTAAGACCTTGTGTTGGTGAGCCGTGTACTACAACAATTTCACCCTTGACCATGTTCGACACTCGTGCTGGTATGCCACTGTTGACGGCTGCGCGTATACCTTTTTGGGCTGCAACAATGCCACCACCTGTTGCCGCACCAATGATGCCTGCTTCCAATGCGGAACCCAGTTTGTCTTTGGTAGACATGTTGATGAGGGCTGTGCGCTGCTTTTGAAATGCTTGTGCGTTAGCAATCGCTTTATCGATTTTGGTGCGTTTTTGGGCTAGGTGTTCTTTAGGTTTTGTTTTGCCCATTGGTTGTTTGCGGGCTGCGTGTTCTTTGTAGTCTGCTAGTGATGCGTTTGGGTCTGGACGATTAAATGCCATAACGTACTACCTTATACGACTGAAGGGTTGTTTTTGTTGTACTTCTTAGATGCTCGTTCTCTCAACAATCTTTCAATAGCCTTTTCTCTGGTTGAGTCACGCAAAGGTGCACCCGCAAGTTTAAGTTCTCTTGCCAATTGGTTTTTGAAATCTCCGCCAGCAACAGGAACCTTTGCAACAATTCTTGCTGGGCTTTTAGAAAGAACCCAAGGAGGATTTTTGGGGTCAAGAGGGTTCCCTTTTGCCGCCATCTGGTTAACTAAACCAGCATTGCTTTCTTGATACTCCAAGTTTTTCAAACTTTTTTTAGGAAACTTCGCGATGATTGCCCCACCTTTTGGACCTGTGTACTGCTTGACGCTTCCTTCGAGGTAGTCGGCGCTGCCGCTTCCTTTAAATTGTGGGTTGTATCCGAACACAACTTTTTCGGTTGGGGAGCCAGGGCTTCCTGCTTTTGGCATCAACTTGTTTCCAATCAACTTTTCAAAATCTGGTGTTCCATGAACAAGAACTTGTTGACCTGTGACTTTGTTGCTGATTCGGGCTGGTAGACCAGTGCTAACCACGGCACCAACGCCTCTTTGTAGGGCTTTCCCTGTGCCGTAACTGATAACTTCGGATGCTATTTGTAGTCCAGCAATTTTTGCTTGCTGTGTTACTGCTGCTTTGTAACCTTTGTTTTGGTAGGTTGCTGCACCTTTTGCTGCGGTTTGGGCGGCTATACCTAACGGTGTTGATTTGACTACGTTGAGCAGGTTGTTTGCTGCACGTTGCGGGGTGTTGAGTACAACTTTTTTAAAATCTGCAAGGTTGGAACCTGAAGTGTCAGCCATCGCTTTTTGTGCGAGGGGTTTACGTGATTGGTTCTCTTTTGCTTTAGGGTCTTTCCTTGATGCCATGATTTAACCTTATTTCTTTTTAGGGACCTTGATTGCACCGACAGTGGTGGCTGCACCCAACGAACCAATTTTGGCTGCGCTTTTCACAAACTCTTTTTGTTTGGCAACTTGGACAGCCCTAGATAGGTCTTTTAGGTTTTTTTGGCTAAAACTGGTCATCCCCAAGAAATCTGGTCCAGAGGCTTTCACAGTCCCAACAATCTTTTGGGTTCCTTTAAGTTCTCTAGCAATAGACCCTGGCACGTTAGTGTCGGGGCGTGCTGCTCCACGAGGAATTTTGGTTACATATCCAACGGCTTTTTGACCTTTGTCTAACAAGATTTTGTCGGCTATTTGTTTTGTTTGGAAGTCTGCTTCGCTGACGGCTTTGGCTATACCCGATTTGCCTTTGCCTGTGTCCCAAAAGTAGGAGTATCCAGGTTTTTGGTCCATTGCTGTTAAACCTTTGTTGGCTACCGATGTTTGTACTTTGCCTGTAAATGGGTTGCCGCTTGTTGGGGTAACACTGTGGTGGACACCAATTTTCGCTGGAAGTATTTTGGATATTACTTTTGGTGCAACTTTCCCCACAACCTTGCCCACCACTCGACCTGTTGCGTATGACGCTGCGTTTACTGCTACTTCTTTTACCACAGATTTTGCTAATGCGTTTGTTCCACCTTTTACGAACGCTTGCGCATATTTGACGTTCGGACCAATGATAGGGTCGTTTGCTGCGATGTTTGTTAAAGTGTTTTTAAAATCCGACAGATTGGAATTCCAGTCGATACCTTTAGGTTTCGCAGGTTTCTTCGCTGCCATTGGTTAACCTTACTTGTTTCTGCGGGCTTTGATTGGACTGAAAGTAAATTTCTTGTCTGACTGTATTGCTTGTTGGATTTGCTTGGAAAGGGGTGAAAAGTTTTGTGTTGTTTCCCATGCTCCCTCCATGCTGTCAAAAGTCTTTTTCGTATAGTTACCCATAGGGAACTCTTTAACTACTTTCATTGCCTTGCTGGACATTTGTTCCATGCTTAACCCTGTTGCCATAAAGGCATCAGAACCAGAAACAGCCTTACTGGTATCAACAGTGTTTGGAAGAATGTTTTTTGCTTTGGTTTTCACCACATAGAGTGAGCCTGTTCCGCTACCAGCGCGCTGCGCGTAATCTGTAGATGACAAAATGGTGGCTGGGTCTGGCTTGTAACTGAACACTTTTGGTGATGTTACTGATTGGTCCTTGCCAAGCATCTTTGAAATGTTTGTATTGTAACTTTGTGTGTTTCGTCCTGTTTGCGGAACAATTTTTGACAACCCAGTTGTTGGGCTTCCGTGCACTCCGTAATACATTTTTTGAGAGTTTGAAACAGTTTGTATTCCCTTGCCAATGGCTTTTCCTGCGCCGTATCCTGCGCCAGCAGCCAACAAGTTGATTCCAGCCTGTTTCGCTAAAGCACCTCGACCTTTGGCACCAGCACTTATCATGCCACCTGCAAGTGATTGGTCTAACAGTTTTGCGCCTTCACGGATAACGGCTTTAGTGGTGGTCACTTGTGATAGTTCACCAGGTTTTGTTGATTGCCAGGGTGCTGTAAGGTTTTTGATTCCACCAACAATGTCTTCTGCGATACCTTTAGGTTTTGCTACAGATGCTTTATAATCTGCAAGCGAACCAGTGAAGTTTGGTTTAGCAGGTTTCTTCGATGGCATGTTGTAAGAATAACATAATGTCTGCTATCATCTAACCAACTTCATCAAGACCCTCATGTCGGGAAGACACAGGGCACCCAAGGTCGTACACCTGTTGCATGGTGCGGGACGTAAACAGGGGAACCTGGGTAGGTATCTATTCTTTGAAATAGGTAAGCAGCGTGATGAACGTCATCTCATCAAATTAAAGGTGTCGGCTTGAATTAGCCACGGCAGCCTTCTGCGGGTGCGGGAAATGTGGGGGAGGGCATATTACTGTTTCAGGTTTGTTGTTGTTTAGTTTTAATGATACTGGCGCGGCGCAAGCGCCTTGCCCACAAAGTGCACGTCACCCCAGTCTGAACATCTGTTCCTCTGCGGAGAAACATAAATGATGCTCTCAAAAGAAGAGGCGTCAAAAACTGTCATACAAACCTCTGCCACCTTGCCAAGGGCATGGGTAAAGCCGAAACGTATCACAAGTTACAAGCGCCACCCCAAACAACCAAAAGAGTGAAAACATCGCGCAACGATATACATATGGTAGGGGTGGGGGTTGCCTCGGCAGATGCCCAGTCGCGCCATAAGTTACCGTCAAGTAACCTACCGTACAGTAACATTCCGTCCCGCAACCTACCCAACAGTAACCTACCAGCCAGTAACCTACCCTCTACTGCTAACAAAAAGTAGCAGGGTGCTAACTATAGTTTGCATGGCGACAGGTCGCCTACCGTGTATCTGTTTGTGTGATGGTTTACCGTTGTCTATCTGTTGGTGTGATGTGTGGTCATGTGTTCGGGGTGTGACGAATGTCATAAAGATTTTTTCTCGATTGACTTGACAACCGTGATACATTCCGCTATAGTTGTATTTGTAAGGGATAAGCACAACTACTACCAATAAGGGGACACAATGACAAGGAAAGACTACAGAGCAATAGCGGAATGCATCCGAACGGTACGCGACAAGATGGTCAACGATGGGCACAGCGTAGAATATGCGGACTACATGGAATGGATAGCGCAAGAATTGGCGGACACAATGAAGAGAGATAACGCCAATTTCAAGCGTGAACTATTCCTAGAGGCTTGTGGCATAGAGTCCTAGATAGTTCCCCTAGCGGTCAAGCCGTGCCCGTTCAATCGGGGCTAGGGACAATGCGAAAGCAGACAACAACATCCAACTACAAAAGGGGCAAGCATGACAACAACGAAGACAGTGATTTACCGTACGATAATCACAAACCAGGACAGGCAAACAGTATCGGCACGCAATTTCGATTTATTGGACGATGCCGAAGAATTGGCAGAACATTGGTTCAACTTGATGGGGGCAGAGTCCGATTATGGCATTCTTAGTTACATTGCGGTACAGAAATTAGAGCACGAATTGAAAAGTGTCGGCTTGAATATTTGGGAAACAGTCTCAGAATTCGAATTCTTCT